ATGGTGGTGATGTAAAACTACAAGATGGTGGTGTTGACTATGGTAAGCTTACTAATCGTACTAATCAGCTTTCTATTTATTCTGGTAGTGTGGAATCACTACGGTTAAACGGTGCAGATGTAGATGCTTTAGGTACTCTTGACGTTACAGGCAATACCACTGTTGGTGGTACTCTGACTGTTACTGGTAATACATCTATTTCTACAGGTAACTTAACAGTCAACACAGGTAACGTATCTATTGGCGGTACACTAGGTGTCACTGGTACTATTACTGGTACTCTTAGTGGTGCGGTTACAGGTAACGTAACAGGTAACTTGACAGGTAATGTCACAGGCAACGTAACTGGCAATGTTACAGGTGATGTTACAGGAGATGTTACAGGTACAGTATCAAGTATTAGTAACCACAGCACTACAAACCTAACAGAGGGTACTAATCTTTATTACACTGATGCAAGAGCAAGAGCTGCTATTAGTGTAAGTGGTGACCTATCTTATAACTCTTCTACAGGTGTTATCAGTACTCAAGGTCTAGCCTCATCTACTACAGATGATCTAGCTGAAGGTTCTACAAATCTGTACCATACAACTGCTAGAGCTAGAACAGCAGTATCTGTAACTGATGCAGGTGGTGACGGTTCGTTGTCTTACAACAACAGCACAGGTGTTATTACTTATACTGGCCCCAGCGCAACAGAAGTACGTGCACACTTTAGTGCAGGTGAAGGTATTGATGTTTCATCTGGTGTTATCTCTGGTGAGGATGCCTCTACTTCAAACAAAGGTATTGCATCATTTAACAGCACAGACTTCTCTGTATCATCTGGTGCAGTATCCCTAGCTAAAGACCCTACAATCACACTCACAGGGGCAGTCACAGGCTCAGGCACTATGACTAACTTGGGTAGTGTTAGTATTGCTACAACAGCTACTGCAGATCCTACACTTACACTGGCAGGAGATGCAACAGGTTCAGCTACATTTACTAACTTAGGTAATGCTACTCTAACCGTTACTGTCGCAGATGATAGCCATACACACGATGGTCGTTACTACACAGAGTCTGAATCAGATGGACGTTATGCATACAAAGCAGGTACAAGTGGACAGAACTTCTCTTGTGGTACACTTACAGCATCTAGCTCAGTAACAGCTACAGCATTCTACTACTCATCAGATGAACGTTTAAAAGAGAACATTGCACCAGTCACAAATGCACTAGATGTGATTAATAGCCTACGTGGTGTTTCATTTGATTGGAAGGAAGATGGCGTACATGACATTGGTGTTATTGCTCAAGAAGTAGAAGCAGTTATTCCTGAAGCTGTAAAAGAACAAGAGCATAAGACAGTTAGTGCTGCTCCAATTATTGCTTACTTGATTGAGGCAGTTAAAGAGCTTAAGGCAGAGGTTGATCGTTTAAATGAGCAGTCGTGATATAGCAGATGGAGCTACTATTCTGGGTAGATATGGACCTGGTGGCAATAGTGGTAGACCAGAGTTAAACAGGTGGGTATACCTTTACAATAACTCTGGTTATACTATGTTTATTCCAGAAGCCACTGCTGCTGAACGTGAGTCTGTTTATAATTACTTTCCTTACAAGTATACAGGAGGCTACGGCTACAGTAATAATTTGTATGTCAATCCTACTGCACATGCAACTGGACCTTGTTGGTCACCTTACTTTGCAGGTAGTTATAACACCCCAGGTGCTTGTAGCTCTGGTTATACAGATGGTGGTGTAGTGAATGGCACAGGTAATGCTATAGATTACAATGGTGCTACAGGTGTTCAACACGGTACTATACCTTGGATGTTCTACTTTGTAAATGCATACGGTTGCCCATCAGGATACGTTGCAGGATACTCAATTAGATATTGTTATAGAACAGCAGGTTCAACAGGATACGTATAATGGCTTTACCAACAGTAACACAACAAGACTTATTTGATAAACGTGCAGAGACTAATGCATGGGATATCGTACTACTACACCACAGTGAATGCACAGCTTGTGGCGACATTGAGGGACAGCTAGAAGGTATTGCAGGTAATTACCCTACAGTTACATTTTCTAAGCTAGATGTTACATCAGATGATATTCCTCTGTTTGCCCCACCAGTACTGCCAGCTATTTTAGCTTTACATAACGGTACACGTATTTGGGAAGCATTGGGTACATTCTCCAATACGACTAACTTAGAAACAACTATTACTAACTGGCTTAACATGCAAGTTAACTTTGACATGATCTCGGGGGCTACATCTATCCATGAGTTTAGTACGTAATGTCCTTCTTAGAGGCGACAGATAAGTACCTCAAAAAGATAGAAATATGTAAATCTTGTGAAGAGTATAAAGAACTAACTAAAACTTGTAGTATATGTAAATGTATAATGCCAATTAAAGCTAGATTAACTGGAAATACTTGTCCAATAGGTAAACATCAATGAGCAACATAAACTTGACATCAGAAGAATTAGAGGCTATGCTTGATCGTGCGGCAAGACGTGGTGCTCGTGAGGCATTGAAATCTCTTGGTTTACAGGATGAAGAAGCTCATAAAGATATTATAGAGATGCGCAATCTATTGGAAGCTTTTCGTGACACAAAGAAAAGTATTTGGAATACAGCAGTAAAAATATCAACAGTAGCCTTGCTATCATTTATAGCAGCGTCTGTATGGATGCAGATAGGAAATAAATAAAGGTAGAAACAATGATGAACAAAGAAAATAGTGTGGCAGAAAATTCGCCAGACGTACTACTTGCAAGAAAGTTTCTAGGCTTTAGTGGTCCTTCATCGCAACTAGAAAACTTCCTAGCTTCGAATCCTGCTGCAGCTGCACGTATGGGTAAATATCAACAAGCTATGGCTGGCATGGCTAAAAAAGGTTTTGCTGAGGGTGGTACTCCTACACTAGAAGATTTTCAAAAACAACAGCAAGAACTTATTTCTGGGACTATGACACCTACTGCTGCTGAAGTTGAAACTATTACTCCAGACTCTACTCAAGAAATTGCAACTACAGCTGGGCAGGTTACACCTACAGCACCAACAACAACTGCAGAAACAGTAGGGCAAGCTCAAGCTGCTACAACTCCAACAGCTACTCCTGCTGCTACTATGACTGCGGCTACAGCGGCTCCTGCAGTACAAACTGAAACAGCAGCTACACAAGCACAGACTGGTACTGTATCTCAAGATGCACAAGTACAAGCACAGCAGCAAGCAACTACATCTGTGACTGGAATGCAAGCTGCTCAGGGTGCGGCTACTATGGTCAATGCCCCTGCAGCTAGACAGATTCAACAAGGTGAACTTATCTCTGGTGTTGCTGATGCACAAGTAGCTTCTACCTTTAACGAACAGATCCAAGCTGCTACAGCAACTCCTACAACTCAAGCCACAGTACAAGGTCAGTTAGACGGATTGTTGCAGCAGTTTCAAGGCGGTGCTACTCCTGCATGGGCTGCTGGTGCTATGAGAGCCGCAGCGGCTACTATGGCTTCCCGTGGTCTGGGTGCCTCTTCTTTAGCAGGTCAGGCTGTAGTACAAGCTGCTATGGAAGCTGCACTACCAGTTGCCCAAGCTGATGCCAATATTGTCGCACAGTTTGAAGCACAGAACTTGTCAAACAGACAACAACGTGCTATGCTTGCGGCTCAACAACGTGCTCAGTTTATGGGTATGGAGTTTGACCAAGCATTCCAAGCTCGTGTGGCTAACTCTGCTCGTATTGGTGATATTGCCAATATGAATTTTACTGCAGAGCAACAGATTGCTCTTGAGAATAGCCGTGCAGCTAACACCATGAATCTAAACAACTTGTCTAATAGACAGGCTATGGTAATGGCTGAAGCTGCTGCACTGTCTAATTTAGACATGGCTAACTTAAACAATAGACAGCAAGCTGCTGTACAAAATGCTCAAAACTTTATGCAAATGGATATGGCTAACCTATCTAATGCACAGCAGACAGAGTTGTTTAAAGCGCAGCAAAACATTCAAGCATTGTTTACGGATCAAGCAGCAGAGAATGCTGCAGCACAGTTTAATGCTTCGAGTGAAAACCAGACTAATCAGTTCTTTGCTAATCTTGCATCTCAAGTGTCACAGTTTAATGCATCTCAAAGCAATGCTATGGCTCAGTACGATGCAAGTTCAATAAACTCTATCAGACAATTTAATGCACAGATGCAACAACAACGTGATCAGTTCAATGCTCAGAATGGTCTGGTAGTTGCACAAGCTAATGCTCAGTGGAGGCAGAACATTGCTACACTAAACACAGCGGCACAGAACGAAGCTAACATGGATTACGCAAAGACTATCAACGCTTTGACATCTAAGAACTTGGATGAGATCTGGCAGCGTGAACGTGATATTATGTCGTTTGCATTTACTGCTGATCAATCTGCGATGGACAGATCTTTGCAAATTATTTTAGGTGATAAAGAATTAGAACTTGCTAGACAAAAACTAGCTCAAGCTGAGGATTCAGCAAACACTAGCTTGGCTATGAGATTCTTGTTCGGTACAAGCCCACAAGGTATCCTTGGAGATATCTTTAAGAACGGCTTATTTGGACTAGGGGGTTAATCAATGTCTTTTAACTATCAACCAAATTACATGCAGTTAATTAAGGCACTGCAATCTGGTGGCATTGAAGGAGCTTCTCAAGCTAAACAAGCAAGAGCTACAAGAGGCCTTGGTGGTAGACGTATCATGGATACTCAAAAGGTTACTGACTCAGAAGCTAAGAGCCTTTCAGAAACTATGCTTAGTTATTTTTCTGACATAGATGAACAGAACAATGCAGCTAAAGCAAAGTCTCAAGCACAAAGAGAACTTGTAGAAAGCCTTGGCGGTGAAGTTGATCCTGTAACTGGAGAGACAACTAAAAAACTTTCTTTGACTGAAAAACTTTACGGTAAACAAGGCGTACAAGAAGGTCAACCTGCACCACAATCTTACTTTAACTTTGAGATTGTTGATAGACCCTTTAAAGGTAATTCAAGAAAAGCTGGGGATATCTCTAAAGAGCAACAAGAAGAAATCATGAAAATGATTATTTCAACTGGTCGTCAGGAAGGTATGTCTAACAGGGAAATAGCTTTAACCCTTGCAACCGTGAGATTTGAATCTGGTTTTAATCCAGATGCAGCTGCAAAAACTTCTAGTGCATCTGGTCTTGGTCAGTTTATTAATGAAACTGGTAGTAAGTATGGGCTTACTGATGAAAATCGTTGGGATGTAGATATGCAAGTTCAAGCTATAGTAGATCATACTGTAGATAATATTGAGATGGCACGTAAAAAAGGTTATAGTGAAGACTATGTTTACGCACTGCATCATGATGGACCAGGGTTAGACAGTGGTGGACTTAAAAAGTCTAGGCAACAAGTAATGCCTTACGTAAATTTATATGAAAAAATGCTGGAGAATTACTAATGCTGACATTTGAAAGACCCATTCCAGGGCAGTCACTTACAACAGAGCCAAAGAATGCTCCATATGAAAGACCTCCAGAAATAACAGACCCTGTTGAGGCTCTTGATGCACATATTGAAAACCTTCTTAAACCAGGTGCTATGGAAGATGTACTATACTTTCTTGAGTTTGGTGTAGACTTAGTGACAATGGTACAAGGTATTTTACGTGGTGCTGTTATGGAAGGTATACATAGCATTGATGTAAGCCTGATTATTGCACCAGTTATCCACGAGTATATCAAAGGTTTTGCTGATGCAGAGGGTATTGAATACAAAGAAGGTTGGGAAACTGAAGAAGAAGAGAAAGCATTGTCGTACAAACGTGATGTTGAACGTGCTAGAGAACTTATGAAAAAGCTTAGTGAGCAAGAAGGCGAAGCTATCCCAACTACTATGAAAGAGATGACTGAAGAGCCTAAGATGGAACCTGAAGTCGAAGAAGAAGAGCCAGTTAAGACTGGCCTAATGGCGAGGGCATAATCATGGCATTCAGTGCAATAGGTGCATTAGACTACTTAAAAACTGTAGATGAAGAAAGAAAACGACAAGAAGATCTTATTGCTTCTCGTGAGGATGCCTTACTTGGTTTGTACCTTAAAAAGGGTGGCAGTACATCTACAGACACAGATAAAAAACAAAGTGCTGCTGAAGCTGCATTAAAACTACAGGAACGTATTGATGGTTCAGGCATTCAAGATGAAGAAACTTTAAACTACTTGAATAATATTGTCTCAGATCCCTTTGCTTCTCAGGAAGTTCTTGAGTTTATTAATGAGCAAGCTACAGATTATGACAGGATAATTAATCTTCAAGACTTACCTACTATGATCAGTATTATCAAAGCACCTACATCAGTAGAAGATAAGATTGATCTGTTTAAAGAGTTTGATGTTGTTGATCTTAGCAACAAAGAAGAGTATTATAAACTAGCTAAAAAAATTAACAACATGACTACTAAAGGTGGTCGTACTGTGTTTGTTGATGTGCAACCAGGAGCTATCCAAAAGACTGATTTCACTGCAAGAGAGGAGCAGTTCAAAGGTGTATTACAAAACGTAATTAGAACTGCTCGTGCAGGTTTGGAGAACGATCCTAACAGAGTTCAGACACAAAATGCTTTAAACAATTTAAGTTCCCGTGATCCAGGGACAGTAGCTGATGCTAGAGATTACCTACTCTCTACGTTTATTACACCAGACTTTATCACAAGTCTTGAAACAGAAAACCCATCGGCTTATCGTGGACTGTCTAACAACTTCCTAATCAAACCCTATATTACAACTTCAGTACCACAAAATCAGACAACGTATCCAACACCTCCAGCTGAGGCTATTGCTGCACTTCAAAATAATCCCAGCTTAAAACAAGACTTTGAATTAAAGTATGGACCAGGATCTGCTGACGAGTATTTATAATGACAAACTTTTTTGATCAATTCGATCCACAGGAAGAACCGACAGGTAACTTCTTTGATCAATTTGATACATCATCTGTACAGCAACCAGCTCTACCTGAGCCAGGAACTTATACAGAAAATGAGATGGTTGAAGATGATCGTATGTTTAACATCATCAACAACTATATGCTCGACCGCTATGGACTGCAGTCTGTAGAGGGTCTTAGTCGTGAGAAGATTGTAGATGATTTCCTAGACAATCGTCGTGGTGTATCTGCAGGTAACACGGTACGTGGTTTATCTGAGATGGACTACCTTAACGACATTAAAGACGACCAGGATAAGATTGCTAATGCAGCCGCTGCTGCAGCTCTCTTTGAGAACATGGCAGGGCTATACTCAAAAGAGACTACACTGGGTGAAAAGGTTAGAGGTACTGGTGACTATGTTCGTACGGCACTGCTAGACCCAATCAACTTAGCTGGAGGTCTTATCGGTAAGTTTATCGGTGGTGGTGCTGTTCGTGTAGGAACTCAGGGTGCTAAGAAAGTAGCACTACGTGAGATGGCTAAGAAGCAAGCAGCAGGTGCTAGTGCAAAAGAGGTATCTAAAACTGGCAAAAGAGTTTTTATAAAAGCTGTAGACGAGGCTGGCAAAACTACGAGTAACCAGATCAAGAACTACTCAGCCCAACTACTATCATCTAAGGGTCTCAAGCGTCTAGCACAAAAAGGTGCTCTTGCTGAGATCGCTACAGTTACAAGCATTGAAGCTGCTGTCAGTGTTGGTATGGAGTACCTGTACCAAGACGGACTAATCGAGCTGGGTGTACGTGATGACTACGACAAGTTTGCAATGGGTATTGCAGCTCTAGGTGCTACTGCCATTGGTGCAGTTCAAGCAGGTAAAGTTGTACTTCGTGGTAGCTCTGATGTTGCTGCACCTTCTGTTACTGTAAAAGAACCAAGTGCTGAGAATATGCTGGTTGATCTTGCTAAGTCTATTGAAGAATACACAAATGCTCTTGTACCAAAGACTGGCAGTTGGAAGAACAAAGTTAAGGGTGGTGTAGAACTTAAAGATCTAGACACTGACTTCTTTGTTGACTTGTTGCTAGGTCACGTTGATGATGAGGGTAATGTTGTACTAAAGGGTCTGGCTCAGATTGCCCAAGAACGTGGGTTAAGATATACTAAACGTGGTGATGGCGATCTATATAGCAACTGGATAGCTGATTTAATCAAGCAGTCAGACCCAGCAGAGATTAAGCAGTTTATCAAAGCCTTTGAGAAGTCTACAGGTAATAAGTTAAAACAAGCTAAGACTTTAACTGTTGAAGATTTTGCAAACACTTTTGCAGCTAAAATGAATGGTGCTGCTAGAGTACTTAATGCTGCATCACAAGGTTCGAAACTTAACGGTCTTTCTGCTAAAGACTTTGAGATTGCACAAATGATTAACGAAGCACTGGACTTAGGACTTTTAAATAAACCTAAAGACCCTTTTGCCTCCAGTCTTTCAGACAAGTTACCAGACTTTATTCGTAACAACCAAAACAGATTGATCAGGTTACTTGTATCTAACCCATCAACCAGTGCACTTAACATGATTGGTTGGGGTGCTAATGCGGGTATCAATACTGTATCTGATATAGCACTGATGACTCTACATGCAGGTAGAGGTACACTAGCTAAAGCTATTGGTATGGAAAAGGCTGGAGAAAAGTCTTATAGAATTGCTAGAGCACTTTTTGAGTCTAATGCATTTCGTATGAGACTGTTACTTGATCCTGATATGACTCATGCTGCATTTGAATCTGCACTTACACGTAATACAGAAGCATTGCAAACACTGGCAACTACATTGCCTGGGGGTATTGATAACGTTACTAAACTTGTAACAGATGGTAAGTTTACTCCCAATCAAAAACTTCTAGGTGTGGCTACAGATGATGCAGTAGACTTTATTCAAACACTATCTTTCGTTAAGGCACAGGACAGTTTTACCAAGTCTCAAGAGTTTATCTTTCAGATGGATAAAGAACTTAGACTAGTAACTGGAAAAGGTTGGTCAGAGTTTTACAACTGGGAAGATGCTGCAAAGTTTATGGCTACGAAAGAGTATGCTGAGATAGAGGCCAAGGCTGTAGATAAAACTTTAGAATCTATCTTTAGTAAATCTTACAAAGGGCCAGGACTTGTTGGTGAAGTTGCCGCAGTTATCGAGGATGCTAGAAACATCCCTGGTGTTGGTCTGCTTATTCCTTTTGGTAGATTCTTTAACAACACTGTAGATTTTGGATTACAATCAATTGGCTTTTCTATGGCAGGTAAAGCTGCGGGTAAGTACAGTAACAAAAGCTATGGTGAGTTGTTTACTAAAGCTGCAGTATCTTGGAGTCTTACTTCTACATTGGTCATGCAAGAAAGTGAAAACCGTAAGGCAGGGCTAGGTCTCTATCAAGAGTCTATTGGTGGTGAAGTTGTTACACGTCAGTATGATTACCCAGTATCAGCATTTAAAGCTGCTGCAAGAATAGCATCTTATTGGATGGATGGAGAGGAAGTTCCTGCAGAACTTCTTGCCCAAGTAGCTAGAGACTTTACACTTGAAGGTGTACTTAGAAATCTAGATCAAACTCAACAAGATGTTGCAGGTATTGGTTTCTACATGCTTCAGGGTGATATGAAAGAAATGTGGAGATCTTTTGGCAAATCTTTTGGTGGTGTGGGTTCACAGGTAATCTCTGCAGGTACACGTTTTATTGAACCTGTAAACACACTAGCTGGTATTGCTAGAGGTGAACAAGCTAGACCTATTGATCGTTATCAAGGAAACAAATTCTACAATGACTCTGTTCGTTATATTGACAATATTATTCCACTGTTTACTGGTGAACCAGTCGGTGAAACACTTAAGCAAGCAGCAACAGGAGAAGCTGATATTACATCTACAAAGTCATTAGGTGTAAGGTCTATCAGGCTTACTGATACCCAGCGTGTTATGAATATGTTAGGTTACGAACAGTTTGATATCAATGCTGCTAGACAAGTCAGAACAAAAGCTCCTGAAGCTGCTAACGAATATAATGGTATTTTGTTTGATGTTATCGAAGCAAAAGCTTCAGCCTTAATGGACAGCAAGGCATTTAGAAATATGCCGCTGGATAGGCAAAGACTGTATTGGAAAAAAGAGATACTACCTGAAGCTCAAGAGTTAGCTAAGAACTTCTTATACTTACAATACTCAGGACCACTTGATACCATCGACCTTCAATATGAACTGGCAGGTAAGTACAACAACAAAAAACTTGATGAAGCTATTGAAGAGCTGAACTTCGATGGTGAGATTGGGGATATGACCAGGGGAGAACTGTATGTCCTCAAAGAATATCTCTCTACAGTAGAGCAGATAGAACTGCTCAAGGTTCCTGCGGAGGTTGGAGCTAGACAATACGGTAGGTAAAATAAAAGGGGGCATCAAGCCCCCTCTTTTTATGTATCATCATCTAGCATATAATCTGCCCAATCATACGCTTGCCGTTTTATTTCCCGCATATCATTACTCGGCCTTGCCCCTGCCAACAAACCAGTTAGAGCCTGACCCGCCAAGTAGATTCTTGCAGTCAGGCTTTTTGTTGTAGGAGCTTTACGCTTTTGCTGAGTAAACTTTTTTGCTTCTTTCTCTAAGCTCTCTTTCAACTACTAGCTCCTTGTTTTTGAAATAGGCTTTGTTAAAACCCATCTCCCAATCCCTATTATCTTTTGTATTAACTTGGTAGGGATTATCCAAGTTACCTTCAAGGAAGGATTGATAACCTTCGTTAAAAGGTTTTATCTTTTGTTTTGCTGCTGTATTATAAGTGCTTCTAGGTACCATCTTGCTTTCTTCAAATCCTCTAGACCATTTTTGTAACGCCAACGGTGCAAGTACTTCGCAACGTTGCCCCGATAATAACCGATAAGTTCCTCGTCTGTCAAGATATCTTTGATGTAATCAATACATTCAATGTTACCCTGACCATAGTGAGGGGGTTTGTTTACGTTATCTGTCATAGTATAATCAGCTCCGCTTCTGTATATGGAATGTGAAAGAACAACTCACCTGGTCTGATGTACCTACCCTTTGCTTCACCAAGACTCTCTTGAGTCAACAAGAAGTCTCTGATACGCCAAGCTTGTTTAAGGTCTTTACGAAAGACGTAGAAGTTAAGAACTCCATTCTCACCTTGGTACTTATCAAGTAGACGTTGCTTACGTTCTGGAATACGTATCTCTCTCCAGTGTGTAGGCCAGTCACCATCCCAAGCTACCTTTACCTCAGCCTCATTAAAGTAAGTGTAGCCATGCTTCTGAGAGACAACATCTACGTGGTAGTTTTCTTCAGTGTTGACTAACACATGTCCCTTCTTAGTGAGGTACTCTGTCAAAGCATCTTTAGCTTGTGAATCGTATGCCTCATATAGTGCTCTATTAAACGCTTTTCTGACTGGTTTGCCCATGTTCTAGGTACTCCTTTAATTCTGTGTACCCACCAATGTGAGAGCCTAAAGGGCTAAAGATCTGAGGTACTGTGGTAATACTAGAACGTTTTAAAAGGTAAAGCAACCACGAACTAGATTTAGATTGGATATTATATTCGGTGTATTGTAAGTTAGCTCCTTTCAACAAAGCCTTGGCTTGATCACAAAAGTTACATTGGTTACGAGTGATCATTACGTACATCTTGTCTCCATTTCAATTCGTACAACAGTTTCTTTTGTTCGTAGTCAGACATGATCATCCAGTCACGTATCTCATCTACGGTTCGTAAACACCCTGCGCAGTATCCATCTTCTATTCGACAGATCTTTACGCAGGGTGAAGGTGTAGACCCTACACTAGGTCTACGATTTCGCATGAGTCACCAGAGCAAGCCATAGTTTGCATTGCCACAGTGTTGTCCTCTTGTTCATACTCTGAAAGCTTTGACCAGTCAATAGCTTTTGGCATCAACTTTAGAAGTTCTTTGTATTCACGTTCACTACAATCTTGATATGGTGCTTGTTGGTAGGTATGATCAGAGTGTGGTAAGAAGGACACACCAGACATCTCATCAAAGTGTTTGTACACAAAGGCACCTACATCTAACCATTCAGAGTCACGGACTGAGATAGTCACCGATGGTTTATGCTCACACCAATTACGTTGATAAGCCAACCACATCTCTAACTGTTCGATAGCTGACATGTCGTTACGAGTCACAGCTTTGTTAGGTGACTTCTGAGGGAAGCTAAACACTGTAGTAGTGTCACCCTTAAACACACATGGCTCATGAGGAATACCCTGATCAATCATGAACTGAGTAAGAGGATCTTTGTTGTCCCCTCTAACAGTCCTAATGTAAAACCGTGAGTGGCGAGCATGGATACCAGATGCTGAATCAACAAGCTGAGAGACAGTGCCGCTTGGCTTAACGCATGTGATAGCAGCAGATACAGGGATACCAAGACGATCAGCCCACTCAGCATTAGTATTAACAGCCACTTGGCGAAGATGAGCAAGTGTTTCATTGAGTCCCTTGTTCTTTGCAGTTAGTAATGGGTTATCCATTATCCCCGTGAGTGACACACCAAGCAGTCGTTCGGCTTCAGTGTTGTCTCTCCACACCTTTCGCAGATATGGAAACTTTGTGTATGTGGATTGGATAGTTCCCAGAATTGTTGCCAGACGGACCTTTCTTTCCAAGTCGTCGATAGTGTCTGTAGCACGTACGACACACTCGGTAAGATTACAGAACTGATATGGGCGAAGGATGATCTCACTGCAAGGATTTGTACCGAAGTCGTAATCACTATCCCGTCTACCATATTTTGCAGCTTGTTTCTTAGATGCTTCACGATTAAATACTCCTCGTTCTCCTGACTTGGATTCAACCAAAGCTGTCCACTCACGCATGAATGTCTCTACGTCAGGCTTCTCTGTATAAGATACAGAGTTATTAGCTAGTGCACGGTGTGCTGCTGTTTCCCACCACTGACCAGACTTAGCGTGACGCATACGGTCATCACTTAGATTAGATAGGGAAATCATTGCTGATCGACGTACACCACCTACCACAACGATCTGACCAATGAAGCACATTAGGTCATGGCATTCAATAGAACTTAGCTTACGTCCTTGTGCATTCTTAAATGTAGACACAGCAAAGTTAAACAACTCAACCAAAGGCGCTGGGCCTGATGCTCTGCCGCCAAATGTTTTAAGTCTTGCACCTGCAGGACGAACCTTTGAGACATCCCACTGAGGGATCTCACCAGCCCATAAAAGTGCAAGTAGTTGACGGAATGCCTTAGCCCAACCTTCTTTGCTGTCCTTCACAACGATTGTGGTGTCACTCTCGAACAACTCTGGTACTTCTGGAAGTTTGCTGATGTACTGACGTTCTACAGAGAAGCCAACACCAGTGCCACACAGAAGGATGAACATGGCTTCATCAAAAGACTTGGGGTCATCTACTGGTAGGTACGAGCAGTTGTACCCTGCTGTATTGTCACGTTCTAGTGCAGGACCAGCAGTCATCATAGCTCTCATAGATGGCATGATCTCTAGGTTCAAGATAGCATCGTGTATTTCTTTTTCAACAGCACCCCAATCAAACTCATAAACTTCCTTGCTTACAGGTCCGTCAAAATCATTGTTGGGTAAAGCTTTGTAGACTACTTCATAGACGTATCTGTAGACAGTTTCGTCCCAGTTCTCACGTCCCTTACCATCAAAGTATTTAGCATAGCGTGACTTGTGAATGAATGACTGGTAGTCTGTTGGTAAATAGTTATTCATCTGTTTTTCCTTTTTCCAGTTCTTCGATGCGTTCCAGTAGTTTCTCTACATCTTCATAACGACACCAAGGCCCATCCTTGTCATCTCTACGGACATTTCGAGACCATTCACTTTCTTTCGTAAAGTAAAAACGCCTAATCTTCATCTGTTGTCTCCTGAGCCTGATAGTGTACCTCGTGCTTTACGACCGTAGAGTTTCTCTAGATTTTGAAAAGCGATGTCATGCAAGTCAATGTTAAGGTCACGGGACAGTGCGGCTAGATACCACAGCACGTCACCGATCTCTGCAGCAATACCTTGTCGATCAAAGTTGTTGTCACGAATCATCTTCTTGACTTTGTTTGCGACTTCACCTGCCTCACCTGCTAGGCCAAGGGCAGGGTAAAGTATGCTATGGGTGCTGTTATAGATAGCAGTCTTAGATGCTGCTCTTTGATACTGATCCATAGTCATACGTTCCTTGAAAGCTTCGTTGTAATATTCCCAAGCTTCCAAGTCTGATTCATTCAACATTCTTTACCTCACATTCTTCTACAATTACATCATCTATGTCATACAGACTGGCTTCGATTAGTTCTCTTATCACATCAGAGTTATCCCCAAAGGTCTCAAGAAAGTTAGCATCGGGGTCCACTTTTATTTTTATAGATAGCTCAAACCTCATTCGAAAGACCCCTAGTTATACGCACTAGTGCCATCCATGTCAATTACAATCGGATCAATGCTCTTCATAAAATGCTTCTTCCATTCGTAAGCATCATCAAAGTCTTCGAACCAAAAGTTATCTTCACCAACAACACCATCTATCTCTGTTCTACATACCATAAAATACTTAGATCCATCAGGTGCCATTTCAAGCTCTAACTCAGAGACTTCTTCAATAGCTATTGGACCCTCAGTAACTCCCCAGATCTTCACTTCCATTTCCTTAATAACTCCATGTAATGATCTATACTAATCATAGTTATCCAGTCTTTTCTATCTGCACGAAAGAACACAACTGGCTCTCCTTTACCGTGCTTACTGGCTTGCTCAATATAATCGTAGGCCATCTTCATTCCAGACTTTCTACGTTTTACTTCAATGGTAATTGGTAGCTTTTTTCTAGCTGCGGGAGACAGCTGGATGTCTTCTCCAGTGTCTCCCATAGTTGTGGACTTTATGTCATCAGGCTCGAACTCAGGAAAGGTTTCTAATAGCTTGTCCCTGATTTCATTTTGTCCACCACGTCCTTTTGCCTTAGCTGCCCGTGTCATCGAACACCTCTTCTACCTTTGGTTCCTTCTCTACGTGTACTAGATATTCAATACCGTATGAGTACTTGAACATACGTAGGTTAGGCCAGCAAGCTTTCTTGTATTCACAGAACTGACAAGACTTATCTAGCTTTGTGTTAGGACTTGCCTTACTTGCAGGTACAGGTTGAATACGGTCAGTAGGAATGTCACCTGCAACTAACTCTTTAGCTGCTAACATCTCTTCTTCCTTAGTCTTAAGGTCTTCTGTGAAGTCGTGTACATCTAGGCAAATCTCACCACTGACTTTATCAATCGCAAGAAATGCACCATGCGTCTTGTCTACAACAAGCGGATCATCCTTACCTGCATAGACATAAGAACTAAGCTGACTGATGTAACCAAAGGCATCGTTCTCACGAAGTGTGCCTTCTTTAAACTTCTTGAAAGCATATGGGCTACAAGACTTAACATCAACAGTCATACCGTCAATCACACAGTCACGGTGACCACGTATGCCATGTACGTTTAGTCTGTCCTGAGAACCCTTCATGCTGTGACCAGAAGCTATCACCATAGACAGGATAAGTTCCTCGATCATATCTCCGTAAAAGAAACGAAGAAGTAAGTTAGCACTGAGTGGCTCGCCAAACCCAGGCTTGTTCACTTTATACCAAAGCTTACGTTTGCACGGTGTGCCAATAGACGAAAGAGATAGATACCCACGAGGCTCTTGCGGCTTACTAAATCTTTTGTTGGCAGACATCGCAATGTTGTTGCCTAGCATAGAACCGATGGTTCCGTTCCAGCCGCCTTGTCCATAGATCACGGACTCAAGGTCTTCAACTAATGTATCAATCTTTTTCATGTTATCTCCTTAAAAGGTAGCCCCCCGAAGGGGGCCACTAGTTGTTTTGGGAGGAGGTTAAAACAACACTTCGCTGTTATTATTTTCATCTGCAGTAGATGGCGAAGCATCATCTGCCACAGTATCTGGAACGTACTGAACATGGTCAAGTACTGTGACCGCATCCAGACGTGTACCTACAATACTTTTCATTTTAGTATCGTAGACTGATAGAACTACTTCTACAGTAGATCCGTTACCAATGGTGCCATCAAGATCATAGTCCCAATTAGTACCATCAGACTTTTTAACAACAGGTGCACCACTATCCCAATCCCTTCCAGTGTCAAACTTACGGACTAACTTTACCTTTGTACCACGCCCCATCTGATCAGGAACACCACGCTTCATAGAACGTGAAGCCTTTAGTGCGGATAAGTTGTCATCGTCAAGGATGAGGTCGATTGTGCAAGCACCGTTGCAATCTTGATAGGCTCCATCAAAACCCTGCATGTCACGGTTCTGTGGAAATACTTTTGCCCATTCGGCAATGCCAGTTAGTTTTACTTTACGTGTAGCCATTTGGCCCTCCATTGTTAGTGTACGTCACTATAACGTTGACCATATTGAATATCAATACCCAAGTCAACATTTAATTTAAGTTCTTGATTAAGTTTTTCAATAGCCCAGTTTAATGCATCACTGTGTTCATTCTGTTCCCCTTGTTTTACTAGGTTGATAGACTCGTCATGAAACTGACCAATGATGTTTGGTCTACGTGTTCTGTAGTACGCAACCCACTTGTCAAAGCAGTAGGCACCAGTGGATTGGTTAAGCGTGGAGAACACGTCCTTCTCATAACGAAGCGAATGCCAGAAACCACTGACAGGATTTTGTACCCACATCTCACCGTTGATCTTACGTATCTTCTGCGCCTCAGCAAATGCTTTGACTGACCAGTTACGTTTCCAATAAGCATCAAGCAATGACTGAGCATGGGGAATAGCCATACCTGTCGTGCGAGATAACTTAGCTGCACCAACTCCATAGGTCGCAGAGTAATTCACAACCTTGTAGTTCTTGCGTAGTGCTTTGAGTTCTGGACGTTGACCTTGATTGTAAGCGTCAATGTCAGACTGCTTGATAGCACCTGCGTGTTTAGCCAAGTCTAAGTGTGGATCAAAACCTTCTTGAGACATTTCGTGTACATACCCAGGATCATATGGATACATATAGTGCCTCTTGGTTGTATCTTCAAGAGATGTCATGTCAGCACCGCAAAGAATGTAACCGTCTGGTGCAACCAAGCAGCCACGTATCTCTTTACCCCACGGTCTGTCTACCCCAGGAAGGTTGACCAAAGGTTTCTTGTGTTTGAATCGTAAGGTGTTGGTAAGACCATCAACTTCAGCACGGACATACCCATCTTGCTCACACTCGATGAATGCCTCAAAGATTTTGAGTCTGTGTTGCATCACAGTCAAACCCTCAAGAACTTCTACAGCAGGATTACTTTCGGCAATCAGCTTCACTGAGTCTGTTAGTTCACCATCCTTACGGACTTGTGGAATCTTCTTCTCTTCACCAGTCTCCTTGTTTTTGTCATACTTGAAAGTGCAAGGTTCCCAACCAAGAGAGTACAACCAATCTTTGACTTGATCGGTAGAGTTAGGATTAGGTTCATCCCAACCTTTGATAACCTCTACCTCACCATCAAAGTGTGGTGGAAGGTTGTTCTCTTGTAGGAGGTCAAACCAACGTTGTCCATGAGCAGATGGAGAACCATCTTGCTTGAAACAATTCTTTGGTTTTCTTTTCTTGGTGGTCACCTTGCGCTTTGGCATCACTTGAATAAGCTCTGCCTCTTTCTCAGACTTCTGTTGAGTAAGGTCGTCAACACATTTCTGTGCCAACTCGATATCCAACTTCCATCCGATTCGTTCCGCAACTGAAGCACAATCCATCTTGAACTGCAGGTAGCGAAAAAACTTGTCTAGCTGTACCTTGTCTTTGTAGATAAACATGAACCGCTTTAGCAGGTCTCGCCATAGCAACCAGTTTATCTTCACGTCCTCGGTACATCTGTGTGCATACTCCTCTTGAGTTAAGTTGTGCCAATCATCAATCTGAGGTTTGGGTACACCAAAGTCCTCACCGAAAGACTCAAGGCCATGCTTAGGTCTATCGTAGTTTAGTACCCAAGACATAGGCAGTGTGTCAAAGAGACGTGCTGTCACCTTGATACCCAAGATCTTTTCAAGAAGTGGTACGTCATATCTGATAATGTTATGACCAATCAAACCACGTTGGCTTAGGATTAGATCACGCATATCAGAGTAGTCGTACAAAGTTGTGTAGTCTTTACCATCATGGGTATAGGATAAGCAGTGTATCTTTGTAGCCTGATCAAGTAGTCCGTCAGCTTCTACATCAAATACAATCATGCTGCTATATCACTCCTCTCGTAAGGTATCTCTTCTGTCAGGATCGTTGTCTCTGGATCGTAGTAGACTGAACCTGCTCTGCCCAACTTAGCAAATGGACGGTTCTTGTCAACAATAAATTCAGTAGTGTTCTGAAGTATTTCATCCTCGGACTCGGTATCACGTTCGATCTTTACACAGATAATTGCTTCCTCTTCAAGAGAGGCTGCATACTTTGTGCGTCCATCGTCGTTGACCTGTGATATAAATACCACACCGATGTTCAACTCCTTGGCAAGCTGCGCCATACGTGACCCAAGTGTGGTCAGAGTACTGGTAGCACCATCAACACCAGAGTTGGACAAGTAAGCCAGACGTTGTACGTGATCAACAAACACGAAGTCAGCACCGAAAGATGTGACTGCCATACGTGTGTAGTCAAGCAAGGTCAGAGGATCGTCATGAGACTGCATCTCAAAGATGATCGTCCTGTTGTTATCAGAGTCAGCAATCTTGTTGGCTGCTGCTTCAACTTGATCAAGGGTATAGCCATTACGATCTGCATCCTCTTTGGTACGGACGTTGACACCTAGCTCATACGTAGCCATAGCACGTAGCGTGGTAGACTTCATCTCTTCCATGTGCAAGAGAGCTACCTTGACACCCTCGTTGTGCAGTAAGCCAGTCTCGAAGTAACGGATCACCTCAGTCTTACCAGTACCACGAGGGGCTTTGATAAACGTCAGGCCACCCTTAACCATACCACGAATCTTCTCGTCAAGTCCTGCATGACCTGTAGGTACATACTCGTAAGGGTTCTCTGTGCGTAGTGCGTTAGAGAAGTCTTCACTAGAGCAGAAGAAGTTTTCAGGGCTGTATCGCATGGGCTTCTTAGCTGCCCACATCAAGTCCTTACCATCACCTGCTTGCAAGAAGTCATTGGCATCCTTGTGCTTGGACATAGGGACATACCAGAACTTATCTGGGAATGCTTGGTACAACTTGTCAGCTGCCCTACGTCCTGCATGATCAAGCTCACCTGCGTAGATGATCTCTTTGAACGACGACAGATAAAGGTGATTGTGTGCAATGAACTTCTCACCGATTGATGCGCTGGGTAGTGACTTCACGGGGAATGTCTTGCCCAGGATTTGATACAGCGAGGCAGCATCGAACTCACCCTCGGTAAGATAGATACGTTGAGATGTACCTGCGTTGAACTCTGGACCGAACAGATGGTTCATGCCCATGCCCCGATCCTTAGTCCATGACTTGGACTTATCATCCACCAGTCGGTACTTGACCGTGTGTGGATACTTGTAAGCATAACGTACTGGCCTACCATCTTCACCTTGCTGCAAGGCAATGCCATACAGTTCAGCTACATCAGCATCAAGGCCACGTATGCCCTCATGTGTTTGTGACACTATGGGTATGTCCATAGGGTTTCTCCTTTCTTTCAAAGGATATTCAGCCTTCACCCATTCAAATACCTCTGGCATATCCTTGGATGGGTAGGCTCTCGAACAAGAATGACAATGGCCAAAACCGTCATCATTCCAATTAAAAGCGTCACTTGATCCGCAATCAGTGTACGGACAAGCTAAGTGTGGGTTGTCATTGTTTGCCACGATTAACCTCCAATCTGAAAGCCCCCTCGGGACTCTCCATTGCAGCATACAGATCTACGAGCTGTTGTAAAGACATAACTATTACGTCATTCTTTTCTGTCTTTTCGTTGTACTGCATCATATATACACGGCCATCATCACTGATGATCACACTCACATCCTCGAACCTATCCCTCTCGTCAAGGGTACGGATGAATGCATGATCATATTCTAATTCAACTGTGTACATTATTCTTCCTTCAAACAGAACTCACAGAAGTCTTCCTTAGATGGGTTACCACAAGACACACACTTGTTTGTACCAAACTGATACTCTGTAAGTTCATCTGTCTCATACTTTATGTGATCCTCAATGAAGTCGTAGACTACCTGCAAGTCTAGCTTTGCAGCTGCACAGTACAGAACTAGCTTCAGCCCTTCTTCTTGTAGTAGCTTGGCACAGTTGTTATCCAAGTGGAACTGATAGGTGGCACTACCATCCTCGTGCTCCTCTACTTGTTCTACTCCTATCATACCTGAGTCAGTCATCATTCGTCTCCTTATAAGTGAGCAGTTTTACACCTTGCTCAGGGTGGTCACGGTATTGAGTGCATCACAGTTTGCCACTCCGTGTCAGAACTTCGCCGTAAGAGGCCACATACTAGTCAGGAATCTTTAGTCGGGTCTAACTCGTTTTTTATTGAGCACATCACAGTTGGTGCTTCGTGTTAGAACTTCGCCGTAAAAGGCCATATACTAGTCAGGAATCTCTAGTCGGGTCTGACTCGCCGTTAACTCAATCCTCGTATGCTCGTAATGCTTCCCACGATACAGGGTACAGGTTTTCCATCTCCTCGTCAATAGCATCTGCAACTACACGAGTCTCTGCCTGTGTATCATCCTTACACCGTAGGCTACACATCTTGGCAAAGGCAAAGAGTGAACCTGACCAGTACCACTCAGTCATCATAGACTGTGGCAATACCATACGTGCTTGCTCTGGGGCTACACCTTGTTCAAGCATTGCTTCATAAACATCAATGCAAATGTCCTCTGCACGGTAGCTGCAGTGGTCAGGGAGATATACATGATAAGGGTCAAACTCCACG